CCGCAGTAATTGATCAAAATCAATTAGTAGGTCAAATTTATATTCAACCAACTAGAACAGCAGAATTTATTTCATTGGATTTTATCTTATTACCAACAGGAGCTGAATTTCCTGGATAAAAAATTAAATTATTAAATATTTATAATAAAACAAAATTAAAATAAAAACAAAATGGCAATTTTAAATCCGAACGAAATATTTTTTACCGCGTTTGAACCAAAACAATCTAATCGCTTTATCCTTTATATGGATGGTGTTCCATCATTTTTAGTAAAAGGAGTAGGAGGAATAAATGTAGCTCAAACAGCAGTTGCTCTTAACCACATTAACGTTCAACGTTATGTAAAAGGAAAAACTATTTGGGGTGCAATTTCAATGACTTTATTTGAATCTATTACACCATCTGGAGCACAAGCAGTAATGGAATGGATACGTTTAGGTCACGAATCTGTAACTGGTAGAGATGGTTATTCTGATTTCTATAAAAAAGATTTAACATTTAATGTACTTGGTCCTGTTGGAGATATTGTTTCAGAATGGATAATTAAAGGAGCAGTAGTTACAAGTGCTAACTTTGGAGATTACAATTGGGATGATGACGGAACAATAGTAAATATTGCTTTAGAAGTACAACCAGATTATTGTATCTTAAACTACTAAAATTAAAATTAAAAATAATTATATAAGCTTCAACGTTTTCGTTGGAGCTTTTATTTTTTTATTATATATTATCACATTAACACGTTAATTAAACTATATCTACCCATATTTATAACATATACCATAACATGAAATTAGATAATTTACGTGCGTTAGTAAAAGAGACATTAAACCACCGTTTAACTGAGGAATATCAAGATAAATTTAAAATGATAGGTATGCTTATTACCAACATTGATTTAAGGCCACAAAAAGAAATATACTCAGATATTCGCTCCATCCCAGGTATTACAGTTATATCATCTAAAGAACCTTTAGAATTTAGTCAACAAGACCAATCTAGATTTCAAGCTATAATGACTGTTAAAGTAGATGGACATCCTTGGATTGCAAAAGGTGGATTTGATAGATCAAAAATGCAAGAAATACGAAAAGAAATATTAAAAGTAGAAGGAGTTTTATCGTTTAACGTAAACCCTGATAATATTACTACTCTTTAATATATGTATATAAGACAAATAAAGTTATATTAAATAAAAATTATGGACGAAAAATTTAAATTACCAACAGAAATCATTGACTTACCCTCTAAAGGTTTACTTTACCCTGAAAATTCTGAATTAGCAAAAGGTACTCTTGAAATGAAATATATGACCGCTAAGGAAGAGGATATTTTAACAAATCAATCCTACATTAAAAATGGTACTGTTTTAGATAAGTTAATGAAATCCTTAATTGTTTCTAAAATTGAATTTGACGATTTATTAATTGGAGATAAAAACGCCATAATGATTTCAGCTCGTATTTTAGGATACGGATCAGAATATTCATTTGAATATAACGGTGAAACACAAACAATAGATTTATCTTCCTTAGAAAATAAACCACTTAAAGAAAAATTATTTGCAAATCGTGTAAATGAATTTGAATTTACTTTACCACACTCAAAAAATACAGTTACATTTAAGCTTTTAACACATAAAGACGAACAAGATATTAGTCGTGAGTTAGAAGGACTTAAAAAAATTAATAAAGATTCTTCAACTGAACTTTCAACACGTTTAAAATATCTAATTACTTCTGTGGAGGGAAGTAGGGAAAAAAAAGATATTCGAGAATTTGTAGAAAATTATTTCTTAGCCAAAGACTCACGGGCATTAAGAGAATATATTAAAGAAATTCAACCAGATGTTGATTTAACTTTTTTTCCCGACAACGGGAGCGACAGAATTAGTATCCCAATTGGGGTTAGCTTTTTTTGGCCTGACATCTAATAATATTGCTCCTGCTAGAGCATCTTTATTTTCTCAAATACATCAAATAGTTTTTCACGGAAAAGGAGGATATGATTGGCATACTGTTTACAATATGCCAATTTGGCTTCGCCGTTTTACTTTTAATGAAATTAAAAAACATTTTGAAGAGGAAAATGAAGCTATACAAAATCAATCTAAAGGGAAAAACTCAAATACAAAAACTGTAATTGATTCAGAGGGTAAAGTTAAACTTCCAAATTTACTTCAAAAACCCACTAATAGTAAAAAACCTGTTAAATACGGTTAAAAATGTTAATATTTAATATTTATAACAAAATATTTTAAATGGCTGAAGATCCTAAAAAAAAAGCTCTTGAAACAGCATCCATAATTGAAGATGCATTACAAAGCATAGCAGCAAAAGTATCAGATATATTTGAACAAGCTATGGCTGGTACCGATAAAGTTACAACAACAGTAACTAAAGATATCCAAAAACGTTTTAATCAAATGGCTAAAGTAACAGATGATATTGCATCTAATGCTGTAAGATTACAAGAAGGATTATTAAAAACAAAAAATGTAGAAGAACAAATTCTCCAAAGAAAAATTCAACAAGAAACTTTAGGTACCCAATTAATAACCCATTTTAAAAATCAAGGAAAAGAAGCTAGTAATATTGAAGATTTAATTAAAAAACAAAATGAGGGTTCACTTAAATTAAATAAAAGTCAACAATTATTAGTTAATGAATATATAAAATCTAAAGAATATAATGATGCTTATGTAAAACAACTTGATGAACAATTAAAAGCACAAGAAAAAATTGAAAAAACAGTAGGAACAACTGGAAAACTTTTAAAAGGAGTTAATAAAATACCTATAGTAGGCCAATTTTTAGATGCTGAAGAGGCTATTAAGGCTGCAAATAAAGCCGCTGCTGATGGAGCAGGAAAAATAGGTGCAATGGGTGCGGCTGCTGGAAGTTTAGGTAAAAGTTTAGTATCTGGCTTAACAGATCCATTATTTTTAATAGGACTTTTAGTAAAAGGTTTTCAAATGTTCCTAGATATAGGATTTGCTGCTGATAAACAAATTACAGATTTATCTAAATCTATGTCCGTTTCTAAAGAAGAAGCAACCGCTACTAGAGATAGATTTATAGAAATACAAAACTCAGGAGAAAGTATATTTAACACTACTAAAAATTTAGTTGCCGCTCAAATGGAATTAGCGGATGCATTAGGAGCTACTAGGGGATTTACTGAACAACAAGTTAAAGACCAAGTTATGCTTACTAAAGAAATGGGTCTTACAGCTGAAGAAGCTGGCGGTATTCAACAATTAGCAATGGCTAATGGGAAAACAGCTAAAGATGTTACTAGTACTATTGTTAAACAAACACAAGCTCTTGCTAAACAAACAGGAATCCAATTAAATAATAAAGAAGTAGTCCAAGACGTAGCTAAAGTTTCAGGACAATTACGTTTACAATATGCTAATAATCCTAAGTTAATAGCAAAAGCTGTAGTTGAAACTAAAAAATTAGGTATTAATATGGAAATAGCAGCTAATGCTGCTAAAGGATTACTTGATTTTGAATCATCAATTGAAAACGAACTATCAGCAGAACTATTAACTGGAAAATCTTTAAATCTAGAAAGAGCTAGAGGTTTAGCTTTAAATGGGGATTCAGTAGGAGCAGCAAAAGAAATGCTAGCCCAAGTAGGATCAGCAGCAGATTTTCAAAACATGAATGTAATCCAACAAGAAGCTATTGCAAAAGCTGTTGGGATGAGTGCAGATGATTTAGCTAACTCTTTAGTTACTCAAGAAAATTTATCAAAATTAGGAGATAATACAAGAAAACAAATAGAAGAAAAAGCTCAAGCTTTAAGAGATGCAGGAAAAATAGATGAAGCTAATGCTTTACTTCAAAAAGCATTTAGTGATGAGGCCGCTGAAGCAGCTTTAACAGATATTGATGCTCAAGCAACATTTAACCAATCTATAGAAACATTAAAGTCAATGCTTTCTTCTATAGTAGAAGGACCGGCTGCTGATTTTGCAAATTGGATTGGAGATTCTGAACATGGAGCAGAAAGATTAAAAAATCTTTTTGAATCACTTAAAAAAACTATTGCTATTGTAGCAGGAATAATTGCTGGAAGAATGGTATTTGGACTAGCGGCATCCGTTGGATCTATGATAGCTCAAGTCGCTTTATCTAAACAATTAAAAGCTGCTGCTGATAAGCAATTAGTTGTAGAGGGTGGAATTGCTCTTGCAAAAGTAACAGGAGCCGAAGCATCTACTTTAGGAGCAGCAACTCCTTTAATTTTAGGAGGTATAGCAGCAGTTATAGCAGGAGCAGCAGCATATTCTATGATGAATGATGGAATTATTAACCCTACTGGAGGAATGGTAGTTTCAGGTCCTGAAGGTTCAATTCAATTAAATAAAAAAGATAGTATTATTGCTGGAACTAATTTAGGTGGTGGAGGTAACAGCAATCAAGATTCATCTTCTCTTATTCAAGCTATAAATGGATTACGAAGTGATATGAAAGCTTTAGCATCTAGACCTATAAACACATCCGTTCAACTTGATGGTAAAGAATTAGTTTTAGCACAAGGAACTTATTCAAAAGAAAAAGGAGATGCAAATAGAATGGAATCTTGGCAAATGTCTTAAAATTACAAAAAAATATAATATTTATAATAAAATAAAAAATCATGGGACTTTTAACAAAATTAACAGTAGACGGATCAAATTTAAGTATTAATGATGGTCTAACACCAGCTACAAATCCATTAACTACTCCTGGAAATTCAATCCATTCTACGGGGATTGTAAATAATTCGTATTCATTAAATGGATCCAATGCAAATACAATTAGTGCTCTTGTAGCACAATATGAGGATGGCATAAATAATCCATTACCTTTACCATCAAATTTAGATTTACAAGGTATTACACCACCACAATATTTAAACAACTTACCTGAAGGTGGAACATTAATTGGTGACACAAATATTGCTACTCCATTCGGGTAATTAAATATATAACATAATGGGATTACTTAGTAAATTAACAACAATAGGAGAAGGTTCTACACTATCATTTAGTGATGGAGAAACTCCGTTTACTAACCCACTATCTACTAAAGAATCCCAACTCCACTATAATACAGCAGAAGATAAACCAGGATATTCAGTAACAGGAACCCAATTTTCTATTGTTAATTCATCATACCAAGAATATGAAGATGGAAAAAATACTCCTTTACCTGAACCTACTACTTTTGATTTATTAGATCCAATAACAGCAGACCCTGACAATAAACCAAAATATACTCCAACCCCAGGACAGACATATTCTGAGTTATATAATACCTTTTAAGTTATGGGTTCTTTTTTACAAAAACTATTAACTAACCCTGAAGATTTTAAATTCTATACAGGTAATCAAAAAGGTGCTGTTAGTCCTAATAACCAAAACCCTAGAACAATTCCTTTTGGACGTGATAGATTCAATGATGGGTTAGGAGACGGTAGTAATCAACCCTATGGATGGAAGAAAAAACCAGGTGACATAGGGATAGGAGTTATGATAGATGATTATGCCAATTCATACGAAGATACAATTGGTGAAGCTAATATTGATGATTTTATAATTCGTGGTGGGGTTTTAGCCCCATTAAAAGCTGTAAGAGATTCAATACGTTTAACAAGATTTTTTTCAGACATTAAAAATCCAAAAGGAATTTTATTTTTAGCTAAACAAAATCTATTATCCCGAATAGGAACAAAAACAGAAGCATCTAAAGGTGTAGGATATGCAGGAGGTGCTTTAAATGAAGGTGTGTATACTCCATTATCTACTATAGGACAAGCTCTTGTTGGATTTGCTGGAACACATCTAAATAAACAAGGACTTGATCCAACAGGTATATTTCCTGGAGCAAGTATTAATAAATATCAAGAAGTAATTTCTGAAAATCAACTTATTTTACCGGATGATTTTAAAAATAATAGATTAATTAATTTAATCCCAAAACCATTAAATACAAACCCATTCCAATCCACAGGAATACTTGTTTCATTACTTAAAGGATATTCTGTAAACCCACCTTACGACCCAGCTACTTTAATTGAATATGGAGGAGGCCCAGGTTCTGTTTTAGGAATAGGAAAAACTAAAATTAGATTTGCTACAACAAATGACAGTTTTAGTAAATTAACAGTATTTGATAAAAAAAATGATATTAATTCATTTGAAACATATGCGGGATTTAAATCCCATCCAACAGACATTAATAGACTATTCCTTTTAACTAATTCAACCTCTTCTTCCGATATCTTACTTGAATATAAAGGAGGTCCTGGCTCTAATGGTAAGGTTGATGGATCAACTAAAATAAAATATGCTATAAATAATGAGGGATTTAAGTTAACAGTATTTGATAAGAATAATTCTAGTAATTTATTAAAGGCTGAAGGTGCACGTTATAAAACATGGAATTATTCATTAATTAATTCTCAATCACTTAATTTAGATGGATATACTAATCAAGATTTTAGACTCCCTCTTAGAAATCCAATATCTAAAAATTTCTTATCTTTTTCCCCAGATTACCAAACTAAAAATATTGAAGATAACCTTAATCTAGGAAACCCAGGAAGAAGAGATAGAAATAGATTAAGTTATACAGCTGGTTCTAATGGAGGAGAAGCATTAGATAAATTAAATGCTTCATATATCTATAAATCAAATGTTAGTGAAGAATATAAAACAGATGGAATCTACTCAGATATAATACCATTTATTATTTCAATATTGAATAATGATAATCAAGTAGGAGGCTCATATAAAAAGAATATGCATTTTAGAGCATTTATAGATTCTTTTTCGGATTCATACGATGCAGATTGGTCATCTATAGAATATATGGGTAGAGCAGAAAAATTATATAAATACAAAGGTTTTGGAAGAAAAATATCAATGGCTTTTACAGTAGTAGCCCAATCTAGAGAAGAAATTACAGCAATGTATGATAAATTAAATTTTTTAGCTTCCTCTTTAGCACCTGAATATTTAGACAGCGAAACCTCTGGATATATGGCTGGAAATATTGCATATATTACTTTAGGAGAATATATATATGATCAACCCGGAATTATAAACTCACTAACATTTGATATTCCTGAAGAATCACCTTGGGAAATAGGAATTGATGATGATGGAAACCGTTTAGGTGTTGATGATGTTAGACAAGTCCCCCACATGATAAAAGTTACTGGATTTAATTTTACCCCAATCCATAAATTTAGACCAGAAAAACAAACATTTAAAAATGATACACTTGGTACCGATAGTACTCGTTTATTAAATACAGGAAAACAAAGATATATAGACCAATTAAGACCTGAAAGTACCTATTATGACCAAGAAGTACAAGAGGCATATAAATCAAATTTAGAAAAACAAGAAAACGCAGGAAAAGGAGTTCTTAAACCCCCACCTCCGGGAATTAACTTAAATCCATTAAGTTCCCAAAACATATTAACCTCAGGAAACTAACAACCCACTAATGTCAAGATACTCAAGAATTGGTATAATTTCAACACCTGAATCCCCTAAATTAAGGTATGTAAATGTTATTTACCCACAAATTTCCCTTGGTCCCCAAGATATTTATGTGTATACTACACAAGGTGATAGATATGATTCTTTAGCTTTAACATTTTATAAAGATCCAAGTTTATGGTGGATAATAAATCGTGCAAATCCTAACCAAGATTCAGCATCTTTATTCCCCTCAGTTGGAGCACAATTAAGAATACCTGCTCCTGTTCGGTTATCAAACATAATATCACTTTATGAAAGATTAAATGGTATTATATAAAAAGTAAAAAATGGCAGTAATAGGTGAAGAAATAGAAGGTTATGTACAAAATCAAATTAATGCCCGTCAAACTTTACACGGTAGTGGAGTAGGCCATACTGGTAATCTTAGAACAGATAAACAAATAAACTTATTAAATTCAAATACATCTTGGATAAAACTAGCATCCGGAGTTTCTATATCCGGAAGTAATAGATTAACAGAACTTGGATTATCTACAAGTTTAATAGGTATGGAATTAGCTAAAAATAATATATTATTTTCTGGTACTTCTAAACTTATTAATGGTCAATTAGAACAAAGAGAAGGATTTTTACCAAGAGATACTAACAGTTCATATACTTATGGTTCTTTTGGATTTTCTCCAATGCCCGGAATCCATAGTGCTGATATTAAAACTTTAACTAGAGGTTCACTTAAAAAAGCAACAGTTAAATTAACAGCAAATAATAAGCAACAATTTGATATTATTGATTTACTTTATATGCGATTAGGATATACTGTTTTACTTGAATGGGGTAATAGTATTTATACTACTAATGGAGAAAATAAACAAACTTTAGGTAATACTTTAATTGAAGACAAATTTTTTGAATCTTCTGGAAATGATTCATATTTTACATTTCTTGATGATATTGAAGATAAAAGAGATAAACATAATGGTAATTACGATGCTTTATTAGGTAAAGTATCAAATTTTAATTGGTCATTTAATTCTGATGGATCATATAGTATTGAATTAACTATAATTAGTTTAGGAGATGTTATTGAATCATTAAAATCAAATTTATCTGTTGATAAAGTAACAAATAAATTTTTAAAACTAATAATCCCTCAATCTACTTCTACTGAAGATAGTGTGGTAGATATAATAGATGGTGGGGCATCTAATTCCTCAACAAATGGAATTGCTGGAGATTTATACACCTGGGTTAAGGGAAATTATTCAACAGCCCCCGACTTTCCTAATGGATATGCTGTTTCAGTATTAAAGAAAACTGTTAAATTAGACTTAATCCCTGCCCAAAAATCCCCTCGTTCAATATTATCAGAAGGATGGCAAACAAACAAAAAAACGGGAAAGAAAGTTTGGGTTACTAAATATAATGTAACATATCTTACTGAGGCACAAACAAACCAATTTTATACAGATGTATTAAAACAATTAGGTGCAAAACCAACCTCAGGAAATTTAGTATTTATATATGCTTGGAGACAAGCTGAAGGAGCTAAAGCTACTTATAACCCTTGGAATACAACCCAAGGTTTAGGAGGTTCAACTAACTATAATACTATCCCAGTTCAAAACTATCTTACTTACAATGATGGAATTACATCATCAGTTAAAACCTTAAATAATGGTAAATATCCTAATATCATTAAAGCATTCCAAAAAGGAATCCCTGATCAAAAACAAGCCCAGCTGTTAGCTGCCCTTCTTCAAACAAAATCATCTTGGTCCCCACAAAAAGTAACTACTTTAATCAATAGTTGGTAAAACTCTTAAAATAATTTCTTTTAAATGAATCCTCCAAAAAAAATAATAATCCCTACTTTTCCTTCAAAACCACCAGGTGTTGGTGTAATAAATAATGTCCCAACTTTTTCTACTCCAACACTAGATCCCAATTTTTTTACAAATAACCCAACACCCGTACCCCTAGGAACAGCAACCTCAGGATCAACAACCTCAGGAAGTATACCAACCCCAGTTGACCAATCAACAGTAGTTAACCAATCAACAACAGTTGATGAAGAAAATACAAGCACGGACATTATAACAGCAATGCTTGCTATTTATAAATTTGTAAATAGAGATAAAACTACAGGACAAAATGTTCAAATATTACCTGCTGATGGTAGTATAAATGACGTAGGAATATTATTAACTAACAACCCAAATGACGAACTAATTTCAATTACTCCAATAGAATATAGCTTTGTAATGACTGTTGCATTGACGGTAAATGATTGGTCATATTGGTCATCAACTACTACTAAGGGAAAAGGTAAATATAATGTTTCCCAAAAATTTACATCAGTTAATGATGATACTGGAAGGGCAGACGCAGTAACCAAAAGACAAGAATTTAATAAAAAAGTAAGAGAACTTACATTAACACAGTTTAGATCCTCCCAATCCGGTGGTTCTGATATAAATGGATTAACGGTTACCCCAATTGAAGAATTTAAAGTAATTGAAACTCATACAGTTCAAAGAAACACCAATTCTACAAGTACTAGGGAAGATATTACAAGTGAAGAATCAAAATACAAAGATCAATTAAAACCAACCTACTCTAATGTATATACAAAAAGAGTTTCCGAAAATAAAATTTCTATAGAGAATCCTTTAAAGGATTTTGGATGGAATGATGCATTTAAACTTTTAACCCAACCTCCTCTTCCCCATTATATTAGATTTGGAGCATTATTAGAATTTCTTTTAGCAAATGTTCTTATAAAAATTAAAAAAACCGGTGAGCCTATATTTAAAATAGATCACAATGAATGGGGTACTTATATGTATTCTTTACCAAATCAAATTTCTTTCGATCCAAGAGTATGCATTGTTCGCAATGACCATATAGAAGTAGGCTTCCCAGATAAACAAACTCTAGCCTTTAATAAATTAAATTGGTTTAGAGAATTTGATGGACCTAATCCATCTAAGGAGAATTCTGCACTTACTTTAAATATTTATTTAAATTTTGATTTTGTAACAGAATGCTTAAAAACTGATGATAAAGGAAATGTTAGTGTATATCAATTCCTTTCTAACATATGTACAGGATTAAATAAAGCATTAGGAGGAATAAATAACCTAGAGCCTGTAATAGATGAAACAAATAATACTCTTCGAATTATTGACACTACCCCTATACCCGGTCGTTCAGTTGCAGATAATGGTCCCGAATATATACTTCAAATATATGGATATGACAAATTAGGAAATAATTTTATTTCTAATTTTGTTCGTAAAGTTGATTTAAAAACAGCTATAACTCCTGAATATGCTACAATGATTACGGTTGGAGCAACAGCTGGAGGATATGTTAAAGGAACAGAAGCAACAGCATTTTCAAAATGGAACACGGGTTTAACAGACCGATTTAAAGAAGAATTCCTCCCCCCAAATGGCACTAGTGCTAATTCAAATGAAGATGAAGCAGATGACAATTATGTACAGACATTTATTATAGATGGATATGCTAATCGTTACGGACTTACTTATCTTGGGGAAGGTATGAAACTTTCAGACAATATTATTGAAAAAAATATTTCTATAGTAACAGAATATTACAAATGGCTAATAGCAAAAAAATCTTTAGGTGACAAACCATCTGGAGGAACAGTTGGATTTATTCCTTTTAAATTAGGTTTAACGTTAGATGGTATATCGGGAATAAAAATATATAACGTTTTACGCATTAACACCGAATTTTTACCAAAAGCATATGGTAAAACAGTTGATCTGATTGTAACAGGTGTCTCTCATAGATTAGATAATAATGATTGGGAAACATCTATTGAATCTACTGTCATGCCAAAAACAGGAAATACAAAACTCTCAGCAATTACAGTACAAGAAGTAAAACAAAATATAGCTCCTTTAAGAAAAGAAATAGAATCAAGTGAACAACCTGAAATAACAGGTGAATTTGATGAATATGGAAAAAATTTAGGAATTTATGATAAATCAGATAATGCAACTTCTACAAACTCAAAACATTTATTTAACCAACCTGCAAAGGGTCCTTTAGGAAATTTAATCAAATCAGCATACGCTAATCTTAATGTATCAACAAGATCTACTAAAAGCTCAAGTGGTGGTAACATGGGTTGTGCGCTTGCTGTTTCAATTATGTTTTATAGAGCTACTGGAAAATCTATAATGGGCAAAGGTGCTAGCATTTTAGAACAAAGCACAGCTACTATGTGGACTTACCTCTCAGGACAAGCAAACCTACCAAATTCTGATTGGTCAAGAATTTCCCTATCAGAGGGTAAACCAGGAGATATAGTAATTACTTCTAAGGGTTCAAAAGCAGGCCATACTGGTATACTTGTTTACCAAGGGAAGGGAAAATCATCATATACTATAATTTCTAATTCATCAGGGGGATTTAATGGGGATAAGAAAGGACAAATTGAAATGAACTATAATGTTAATAGTTGGAGTAGTGTTACTAAAAGAAATCCAACTAAAACTCATTGCTTTAGATATGGTGGTACTTTTTTAACTTCATGGCAATATCAAGAATCAGAACTTAAAGTTTCTTAAATATTTATAAATAAATGTCTTATTATCCTCTTTCTCAAATCAAACAAAATTTATATACTAACGGGGGAGAATATATTTTATCTTCTACTAAAGAAGATTATAAAGGAAATTACTATACAGTATCAAATGGAAAGAAATATACAGGTAAAAATCCCCAAGATAAACCTAACATTTTATTAATTGTTCTTTTTCCTGAACCATCAAAATCTACCCCTAATTTAGTTAAAAATGAAGAAAATGAAATAATTACTTTAGGAGATAAATTTTTTACTGAGGGAGATATAGCAACTGATGTAGAAAATTATAATAAATTATTTTTAACTTCTCCTAGAAGAATAGTCCCTTATTTTAATCCAACTTTACCAACCCAAAAAGATTTAAATTTAGGACAATTTAATAGATATTTTTGTAAAAAAACAAATGAATTAAAATATTTAGAAATAGATAAAGAAACATACGATCAATTAAAAGCTAAAGACCCAAAAATAGCATGGGATCTATATGAACCTGCCTCTATATTATGGATTATTAATGGAGACCAAGAAGATACATTTAATGCAAATAAATTCTCGGTTTTTAAAATTGAACAAAACCAAAGATGGTATGGCTTTTCTCAATACTTTAGAGAAGATTACTTAAAATATTATGAAAGTGGGTATGGTGGAGGGGCCTTATAATTTTTAGATGTATCTAACTAATAAAAATTTACAAGGGAAAAAATTATTAATTTAAACTTGGAATCATAAAATATAGTTTGTATCTTTAAAGCATGTACTGGCTTATAGAAGATATTGAACATATAGAAACAATTTGTCGCACTAAGCATCAAGTAGCTTATATCGATATTATTCCATGTTCACATACACTTCACCCTGTTGAAAACAGCATATGTGCTATTTATCTTCGTTTTAAAAACGACAATAAAGGATATATTATTTCGGTAAACCATAGCGAAACAATAAACTTTGATTTAGAGACAGTAGAGAGAGTATTAAATAGTATAGAAAAAATCAATGTAAGAGATAAAAAGGAATTTTTACATTATTTCTGTCTCAAGCATGTTTACCAACCACCCCCTACCCCTCATCCGTATATACCTCAATTAACACCTGCTCATAACCATATTTACAATAAGCATCTAAATATACAGGATTTAAACATAATAGTGCCGATTGTAAAACACTATGAAGTATGTGAACAAAACTATTTAAACTTTAAAGAAGATGTAAACCCGTTTTACAATAAAGCAGCAACCGTGTTTGCTCAACTCGAACAATCGGGTATAAAAATAGACCAAACTAAATTCGAGCAGTACTTCAATAAAGAGGTAAACGAGTTTATATACACGCAATACAATTTAAACACACTAACAACAAGACCCTCTAACGCATTTGGAGGAATTAACTTTTCAGCTTTAAATAAAGACAATGGAGAAAGAGAATGTTTTATACCGCGCAATGATCTTTTTATTGAAATGGACATTAGTGCTTACCATCCTAGCATTATTGCCAATTTACTTAATTACACTTTCGATAGTGGTGATGTCCATGGCTCTTTTGCTAAAATGTATGGAGTGGATTACGCCAAAGCAAAAGAAATCACGTTTAAACAAATTTATGGAGGAGTTTGGAAAGAATATCAAGAACTCCCATTTTTTAAGAAAGTAATAGCATATACTGATGATTTATGGGATACATTTAATTATGGAGGATACATTGAATGTCCAATTTCAAAGCATAAATTTGTAAAAAGTGAAATGGAAAATATGAACCCACAAAAACTTTTAAATTACTTACTTCAGAACTTGGAAACCGCAAATAATATTTGTATACTATATGAAATATTTAAAATATTACGAGGGAAAAATACTAAACTCGTATTATATGTTTACGATTCATTTTTATTTGATTTTGATAAAAATGAAAAAGATGTAATAGAACAAATATCTAAAATAATAAATGGTAAAAATTTTCAATTTAAAATTAAAACCGGCACAAACTACAACAATATAAAATAAGTTATGTACAATATTCTTGAACAACCCATTAATATGTATGATCAATATGACTACAATGTCACATTTGATTCATTACTTATGAACAATAGGTTGTTTTGCACTTTTTCCCCATTAGATGATTTAGATTCATTAATAAGTGGACTTACTTCACGTTATACAATAATGTATAACAAAATGTTTGTGCTGCATATTAAAAGCAACAATGAATATGTTGTAACATACAATGTAGATCAAGGAAACATAAACGACATTCCAGACAATACAATTTTAGTACATAGAAAAAAAGATTCCAACACACTCTATACAATTAATGCATTAAATGAATTAATTAAAAAATTAAATGGTGGAGCAGTTGACACAAATTACCCAGTGAATTGGCAACATTATAGAAATTGTATATTGTTGACCCAACACAATGAAATTAAGCAACTTAATACAAAGATTTTCAAGATCATTGAATTATAGTTGGCTTAGCAAATAAAGGTTATTATATTTAGTTGTAAACAATAAAAAATAGTTATATATGAATCTAGATGCAATCAAGAAGAAACTTGAATCTATGCAGTCCAAACCAACAGGGGGAGGTGCAAACAATCAAACCAAGCGATTTAAACCGCAAATTGGTAAACAAACGGTACGTGTTGTTCCGTTCAAATACAACAAAGAATTTCCATTCACGGAAATGAAATTTTACTATGGAATTGGTAGTAAAAAAGTAATTGCTTCTCCTTTAAATTGGGGTGAGAAAGATCCAATTGCTGAATTTGCAAAACAACTTCGTGGTACAAATGACAAGGAAAATTGGAGATTAGCTAAGAAATTAGACCCTAAAAACCGGATTTTTGCTCCTGTAATTGTACGTGGTGAAGAGTCAGAAGGAGTTCAAATGTGGGAATTTGGTAAAGAAATTTACGAAGCATTTTTACAAATGGCCGCAGATGAAGAAGTAGGTGATTTTACAGACATTATGATGGGACGTGACATTAAGTTAGTTACAGTTGGACCTGATTCTACAGGAACAGCTTACAACAAAACTACAATTACACCTTCTATGAAAACATCACCATTAACTGAAGATGAAAAATCTTTAGAATTGTGGTTAGAGGATCAAGTTAATCCAAAAGAATCTTACAAAATGCTTCCATTTGATGAAATCAAAACAGCACTTGCAGAATGGTTAAATCCTGAAGAGGAAGAAGAATTCACTCCTGCTGATGGAAAATTAACAGTAGAGGAAAAACCACAATCAAATTACAGTTTATCTACAAAACCAGAATCTAAAAAATCTAAAGCAGATAATTTTGATGCTTTATTTGAAGAAGATGATGATATGCCATTTTAATTTATATTAAAATATGGCAAAAACACAACCAACTAGAAAATCGCTAACTGAAGCGGCGGATAAAGAATTAAAGTCCGCCTTTAGTTTAGACAAATTTAAAGCGAATAAAGGTTTAGCATCTAATGTTAAATTTAAAGAACAAAAGTGGATACCATTTTCACCAGCGTTACAAGAAGCTTTATCTATTCCTGGAATTCCTTTAGGCCATAATTCAATGGTTAGAGGAAAAAGCAACACAGGAAAATCTACTATGACTATTGAAGTAGCAGTTAATGCTCAAAAAATGGGAATATTACCTGTATTAATCATCACTGAGATGAAACACGATTGGAACCACTGGAAAACAATGGGGTTTGAAATCGATGATGTAGTTGATACAGATACTGGAGAAATAGTAGATCAAACAGGATTCTTTATTTACAGAGATAGAAGCTCTTTAAACTCAATTGAAGATATTGCTGCATTCATGATCGATTTATTAACTGAACAAAAGAAAGGCAATCTACCATATGATCTACTCTTTATATGGGATTCAGTTGGTTCAATTCCATGTGATATGTCCATTAATCAGGGGAAAAACAACCCAATGTGGAACGCAGGAGCTATCGCAACTCAATTCGGTAACTTTATCAATCAACAGATTGTAATGTCTCGTAAAGAAAGCTCAAAATACACGAATACTCTGTTTATTGTAAACAAAGTAGGTGTAGCACCTGCCTTAACTCCAATGTCACAACCTAGAATGACAAACAAAGGTGGAGATACATTTTATTACGATGTTTCTTTATGTTTAACATTTGGTAACGTTACAAATGCTGGTACATCAAAAATCAATGCTGTTAAAGATAAGAAAAAAGTTGAATTCGCATTACGTACTAAAATTGCTTGTGATAAAAATCACATTAATGGAATTACTACAATGGGAACTATTATATCAACAGTACATGGATTTATTAAAGATGATCCAAATGCAGTTAAAAAATATAAAGATGCACACGCTAAAGAATGGGCAGATATATTAGGACAAGGTAACTACTCAGTCCAAGAAGATACTAGTGAGTGGGATGAAAAAGTAGCTACCCCAGATTTATTTGAAACCGAAGATTAATATGAAAAAAGACCTCTTAAACCTCCTTGATACTGTGCAAGAACATGGAGAAGAATTGCCACAATCAGAACGCTACCTGCTAATAGATGGACTTAACTTATTTTTTAGAAATTTTAGTGCTATAAATGCCGTAAATTCAAATGGAGTCCATATAGGAGGTTTAGGGGGATTTTTTCGATCTTTAGGTGCTTTAATTAGAACACTACAACCAACACAAGTTTACATGGTGTTTGATGGTGTAGGATCCTCTAATATTAGAAAAAATATTATTCCTGAATACAAATCAAATAGAAATACATCTCGAATAACTAAACACGAATTATTTGACAATTTAGAAGAAGAAGATGACTCTAAAATAAATCAAATTGTTCGTATTATCCAATACTTAAAAACATTACCTGTTAAAACAGTATCTTTACCTACAGTAGAGGCGGATGATATCATCGCATATTTAAGCAGTACATTGCCTACAAAACCCGAAGATAGAGTATTCATAGTATCTAGCGATAAAGATTACCTACAATTAATTAGCGATAAAGTTATAGTCTACAGACCAATTGAAAAAGAATATTACACTACAGATACAGTAAAAGAAAAATTCAACATTACCCCCCATAATTTTTTACTTTACAAGTTACTAATGGGAGATAGTTCAGATGGTGTAACAGGTATTAAAGGATTAGGGGCAAAAGGTTTATTTAAACGATTCCCTGAACTTACAACTCAAAATTTATCCTTTGATGATTTAATAAACTTGGCTGAAGCTAAATTAAAAGAGCATATTATATATGCAAGAGTACTACATAACATACCACTATTAGAAGACAAATATAGGGTAATGGATTTATCAAATCCTATGATGGATGATAAAGATAAAATGTTTATTGATAAATTTGTAGAAAATACACCATTAAATTTTCTTCCTGATACATTTGTTGAAATGTGCAATGAAGATCAAATTGGGAACCTAATAAGAAATACAGATTATTGGGTTCGTGATATTTTTAAAGATTTGTTGGAAAACCAACAATAAGTTATTACATTTAAATAAAAGTTATAAAATGACACTTCAATCAATTGATGAATACGGTCCCTCGTTTCAAATGAAAGTTATATCTTCTTTATTAACACATAAAGAATTTTTACAAAACATAAATGATGTACTAAGCGATGAATATTTTTCTAACCCTGCACATAAATGGGTTATAAATCAAATCATACAATATTACGAAAATTATCACACTACCATTTCAATGGACATCTTAAAAGTTGAAATGAAAAAGTTAGATAACGAGGTACTTAAAGTATCTGTTAAAGAGCAATTACGTGAAGCATATAAAGCAGATTTAGAAGATTTAGAGTATGTTCAACTTGAATTCTCAACATTTTGCAAAAATCAACAACTAAAAAAAGCACTACTAAATAGTGTAGATTTACTTAAAGCTGGAGATTACGATTCGATTAAATATATGATTGAATCAGCAATGAAAGCTGGACAAGATAAAAACATAGGCCACGAATACAGAAAAGATACTGAATCACGTTACCGCGAAGATCACAGAACAATAGTTCCATCTCCTTGGCCCGCTATTAATGAATTAATTCAAGGTGGATTAGGAAATGGAGATTTAGGTTTAATTTTTGGCAGCCCAGGTGGAGGAAAATCATGGACATTAGTTGCTTTAGGTGGATTTGCTGTTAAGATGGGATACAATGTTATTCACTATACTTTAGAATTAAGTGAATCCTATACAGGACGAAGATACGATGCATTTTTTACAGGCTTACCAGTAGATTCTTTAGACAAAAATAAAGATCAAGTAAATAGCATGATGTCTGATTTAAAAGGTCAATTGATAATTAAGGAGTATCCTATGGGAAAAACTACAATAAACACTATAGAATCTCACATACAAAAAGTAAAAGATTTAGGGATTGAACCTGATATTATCCTTATAGATTATATTGACCTTCTTTCAACAAGAAAAAGAAATGTTGACCGTAAGGGAGAAATAGACGATATTTATACTAGTACCAAAGGATTAGCTAGAGAGCTTAATTTACCTATTTGGTCAGTTTCCCAAGTAAATCGCGCGGGAGCTAAAGATGATGTTATTGAAGGTGATAAAGCCGCAGGTAGTTACGATAAAATGATGATTACCGATTTATCAATTTCATTATCAAGAAAAAAAGAAGATAAAGTTAATGGAACCGGAAGATTCCATATCATGAAAAATAGATATGGGATGGATGGATTAACTTTCCAAGTAGATGTTAACACATCAAATGGCCACATTATTATTGGAGACCATTACGATGAAGAAGCAGATACAGTTGCACCAAGAAAGTCATTAAATGGTAATTTTGATGATTTAGATAGACAAATGTTAAGTAATAAATTTTTTGAATTAAACACATGATAACAGAACCAAGACACTTTTACAAACCATTTGAATATCAAATTGCGTTTGATTTCTTTAAAGATCAACATCGAGTACATTGGCTAGCAGATGAGGTACCTTTATCCTCAGATTTGAATGACTGGAAACTTAAATTAAGCGAATCAGAAAAAAACTTAATTGGAAATATTTTAAAATCATTTACTCAAACCGAAGTACATGTTAACGATTATTGGTCCACAAAAGTATCAATGTGGTTTCCAAAACCAGAAATTCAAGCTATGGCTCGTGTGTTTGCCGATTTTGAATCAATACATGCTGAAGCATATGCACGTTTAAATGAAGAATTAGGTTTAGATAATTTTGCAGCTTTTATGGAAGATGAAGAAGCTAAAGCAAAAATTGATCGTTTAATCGAAACTCCGGGAGAAACATTAAGTGAAAAAGCTCTTTCATTAGCTATATTTTCTGCATTTACTGAAGGTGTAAATTTATTTTCTTCATTTGCTATTTTAATGTCTTTTCAACTACGAAACATGATGAAAGGAACAGGCCAAATTGTAGAATATAGTGTTAGAGATGAATCCTTACATTCAAAAGCAGGATGCTGGTTATTTAGAACATTAATGGAGGAAAATCCACATTTAGCTACAAAAGAATTTGAAGACCAAATTTCAATAGCTTGTGATATATCAGTACAATTAGAATTTGATTTTATTGACAAAGCATTTGAAATGGGTGAAGTTGAAGGTTTAAATAAAGACCAATTAAAAAACTTTATTAAGGAACGTGCCAACCAAAAATTAATTGAATTAGGTTATAATCCTTTATACAACGATATCGATCCAAATTTATTAAAACAAATGGAATGGTTCGGACATTTAACAAGTGGTAAAACACACCAAGATTTCTTCGCAGGAAGAGTAACAGATTATTCAAAATCAACCGCTGACTGGAGCGATTTATAAAAACAACACATGAGCAAATTAAACGTAGACACCAGTAAATGGGTGAAGGGTAAAGATTACCCTGAATGGTTAGATGAAATTGGCAAATCCATAGTTTCACAAGGATATTTACTCCCAGAAGAAAATGTATTTAAAGCATTTAATCGAGTATCAAAAGCAGCCTCTCGTAGACTAAAACGTAAAGATCTTCAACCATTTTTTGCTGAAGCAATGGAAAAAAATTGGTTGTGTTTAGCATCCCCTGTTTTATCAAATTTAGGTACTGAACGTGGAATGCCTATTTCATGTTTTGGAATTGATACCGATGATTCAATTGAGGGAATTGCATTGGCAAATTCTGAATTAATGCGTTTATCCTCTCAAGGTGGTGGAGTTGGAATTGGTGTGTCTAGAATTAGAGGTAGAGGTAAAGAAATTTCCGGAAATGGTGTATCTGAGGGTGTAGTTCCTTGGATTAAAATATATGATTCAACTATCCTAGCTACCAATCAAGGATCCGTTAGACGTGGTGCAGCATCAGTTAATTTACACGTGAATCATCCCGATATAGAGGAATTTTTAATGGTTCGCCGCCCTAAAGGAGATGTCAACAGACAATGCCTAAACATGCATCAATGCGTTGTTATAGATGATGATTTTATGAACAAGTTAGAAGAAAAAGAACCACGTGCTTTAAGACTATGGGGTGAAATTTTAAAAACTCGTTTAGAAACAGGTGAACCTTATTTGATGTTTGAAGATAATATAAACAATGCAAACCCTCAAGCATATAAAAACTTTAACTTGAATGTTTCAATGACAAATATTTGTTCTGAAATTGCACTATACACAGATCCATTACATTCATTTATTTGTTGTTTATCTTCATTGAATTTAGCAAGATGGGATGAATGGAAAGACTATAAATTTGAAAATGGAATGACTTTACCTGAATTAACTTGTTGGTTTTTGGAAGGTGTATTGCAAGAATTTATAGACCGTTCTAAAAGTCTTAAATTTATGGAAAATACTCACCGTTCTGCTGTTAAAGGTAGAGCAATTGGTATTGGAGTACTTGGATGGCATACATTTTTACAAGAAAAAGGAATCCCTTTTGCAGGTTTACAAGCAAATTCATACACTCGAATAATGTCTCAATTTATTGAAGAAGAAATATTAAAAGCATCCCGAGACCAAGCAAAAGAATATGGAGAACCAGAATGGTGTAAAGGAACAGGCTTAAGACACACACATCACCAAGCAATTGCCCCAACAGTATCAAATGCAAATATTTCAGGTGGAGTTTCTCCTTCAATTGAACCAATTCCCGCAAATGTATTTAATTTAAAAACAGCTAAAGGTACATTTATTAAACGAAATCCAACATTGGAGCGTTTACTTGAAAAAAAAGGATATAATATTAATAGTATTTGGGAACAAATAGCTAAAGACAAAGGTTCTGTAATAGGTTTACCTGATCATATATTATCTGCTGAAGAAAAAGAAGTATTTTTAACATTTAAAGAAATTAACCCTTACGAAATTGTTCGTCAAAACGGAATTAGACAAAAATATGTTGACCAAGCAATTTCTTTAAATTTAACATTTGATCCATCTGATTCACCAAAATACATTAGTGAGGTGCATAAATTAGCATGGAGAGAAGGTATTAAAACATTATATTATTGCAGAAGTGAAAGTATTTTAAGAGGAGACAATATTTCCAGAAATGATACTTGCGTTAGTTGTGAAGGTTAAACATATGTATAATAAATTAATTTAAAAATCAAATTATGAAATTAACTAAAGAACAAGTATTAGGTATTGTTAGACATGCCTTAACATTTATTGGTGGTATCGTTATAGCAAGAGGTCTTGTTGATGAAACACTTGTAACAGAGTGCATCGGTGGTGCTTTAACTTTAACTGGTGCTATCTGGTCTATTATTAATAAAAATAAATAGAGCCATGAAAAAGATTCTTAATTGGATAACAGGATTATTTAAGGACGAAAAAGGATCTCCATCATCTAAAAGATTTATTGGTATATTGTGTGGTATTACTTTATGTATCACACTATATGCTAATAGCTATACCCACGGAGATATTAAACCAGCCGATACTTTAGTACAAGCGGTAGCAATGCTAGCGTTTGGATGTTTAGGATTAGCATCGGTAGATAAAATTTGGGGTAAAAAAGAAGGAGAAAATACAGAAGAATAAAATGAAAAAAATAATAGCGTGTATTATATTAACTCTATTTAGTTATATATCTTTTACTCAAATATGTACTCCAAAACCAAAAAATTGGTCCTTAAGTGCAAGTGTTGGTTATGTTAATGTATCCACTATAAAGCAACCAGTATCAAGATATCAATCAAACACCTGGACTTCTTTAAATATTAATTATAGTACAAGTAAGTGGTCATTTGGTGGATGGGCTGGAGCTAATTATTGGATTGATTCAAAACAACCTGATTTAAGATTAGGTTTTTCTGTTACTCGCACTATAAAAAAATGGTAATTTAAGTTTATGAAAGAAATAGGTATAACTATAAGTTTTTTAATTAGTGGATTGTTTGGAGCTATATTAATGGCATCTAAAAATACTGAAACTGGTATTAGATCAACTATATTGTCTATTTTTGGTGGTATGGCAGCCGCAAACTATCTTACCCCCGTAATGATTGAATTACTTAATTTAAAAGAAGCTAAACTACAAAATGGGTTGGCTTTTATTGTTGGATTTTTAGGATTAAAATTAGTTGAAATACTAAGTAATAAATTCTTAAACCAAGTAGCCCCTCAACCTGAAGTTAAAAAACCACGTAAAAAAACCATAAAAAAACCAGTTACTAAAAAGAAAGTTGTATGATTTTAGAAAAAATAAAAAATAAGCTTTGGCTTATTTCAATACCAGTTGCAATAGCTGCATTATTGTCAATGTCAGCAATAAAAGACATTGAAGATGCTCATGTAGAGTTAGATAATGGCAAAAGAACAGCATATTATTTAAGATGTTCAACAGATAGTTTAACATACTTAGCAATAGCATATACTGCTACGGGCAAAGAAAAATTCATTAATGAGTTTAATTCTCACTTAGAAAGAAGAAAGCAACTTAAGTTTGATATTATACCTGAAGGGTTAGTTTACTACAATGAAGGCTTAAGTTTAAGTAACGAATTAGCAACAATTATAGAAGCCCCAGCATTTGCCGCTATGAATGACACTGCATTTTTTACTGATCAATATTTATCTTATAAAACTAGAATTATTACTAGTATAGAGCGTTTAAGAGATGTAACTTATGAAAAGTCAAATAATAAACTTCAACGAGCTGTTTTAGAACTCAACATATACATTTATTTTTTAATTTTATTGTTGTTAGGTTTAGTTGTTTTAATTAGATTTGATAAAAAAGAAATTATTAAACCTATTAAAAAGAAAAAACCAATTAAAAAACCTATAAAAAAGAAATAAACATGAAAAAACACGCACATATCAAACAAAACCAAACAGCTGAAACACATTCAGATGAAACCTCAGGTGGGGCATCATTTGATAATACAACTACGGCATCTGCAGGAGTAGAAACGGGAGATGAAAATGCCTCAATTGGCATTGAAGTGTCTGCTAAAACTGGAACCGAAGCATCAGTTGATGGTGGATTGGATGGTAACAATGTATATTTAGAAGCAAATTACTCAGATACAACTGAAGTTCATGTTACAGTAGAGGGTCAAGCTAATGCTGAAGGATTTGGAGTTGGTGGTTCTGTAGATGCTTATGCAAAAACAGGAAACGAGGCTAGTCTTGAAGTAAGAGCAGGTGATGAAGGAGTAGTAGCAAACGGAAGTGTGTCTGCAGGTACATCAGTAGGTGTTGATGGTGAAGGAACAGCTGATTTTAGAGAAGGTTCAGTTACAGCTGGTGCAGGTGTGTCAGTTGGAGAGCAAGTTGGAATTGGTGGTGGTGGTGAAGCTACTTACGTAGACGGAGTGGCAACAATAGGAGTTAGTGGTGAGGTAGCGGTATTACTTGGAGTTGATGTTGATTTAAGCGTAAGCGTTGATACAAATCAAATAGCTGAAGATGCTCGATTAGCAGCAGAGGAAGCAGAAAAAGCAGCGAATGAAGCTAAAGAATTAGCTGAAGCGACTCAAAGAGAAGCTGATCGTTTAGCTTTAGAAGCACAACGATTAGCAGCAGAAGTAGCACAAAGAGAAGCTGATAGAATTGCAAACGAAGCTAGAGCACAAGCAGAAGCAGCTCAAAGAGAAGCTGATCGTTTAGCAGCAGAATCAAGAAGAATTGCTGAAGAACAAGCAGCAGCTGCTCAAAGAGAAGCTGAACGTGTAGCTAGAGAAACTCAAGCAGCAGCGGAGGCAGCTCAAAGAGAAACAGAAAGAGTAGCTCGTGAAACACAAGATGCTTTAAACAGAGCTGCAGAAGATGCTAAAAGATCAAAATGGAACCCTAAAAACTGGTTTTAATTAATATATAAAATAACTATAAAATAAAATAAAAATGGCAAAGTACACAAAAGAACAAGTAGAAGCAGCAGTAAAATCAAAAGGATATGTTTGGTTTGAAGGAGCAAAAGATTATGACGTAAACATCGTAGGTGTTAGAAACGCAGCAACAGGTCAAACAGTAACAAACGCATTTGATGATGTTATTACAGTATCCTATAAAGTAGGAGGTGAATGGCAATACAAAGAATGGACAAACACAACTGACCCAGGTAAAAAAGGTGTTCAACAATTCCACAATGCAAAAGGAGTTGCACGTTTAGTAGAAGGTCAATATAGAGGATCACATACTATTAGACTACATCAAGGAAAATACGAGGCTTTAGGTCAAGCAAAAAACGTTAAAGTATATCGTGATGCTAATAAAGATTTGAAGTTTGATGAATTAAAAATTGATGAAGGTGTATTTGGAATTAATATTCACAAAGCAGGTGCTGATTCTACTTATGTAGAAAATTGGTCAGAAGGATGTCAAGTATTTAAAAAAGCTAAGGACTTTGAAGAATTTATGGCAATTTGTCGTAAAGCAAGAGATATCCACGGAAACTCTTTTACATATACTTTGATTGAATCAACAGATATTAAATAAATATTTGGAGGCCTAAAAAAACCTCTTTATTTTTTATCTATGAAACAAAAACTATTATCTTGGTTCCTACTGTTTTGTGCAGTAGGACTATCTTTAACAGCCGCTTATTATAGTGTTATGGGATTATCAATCCTATTTGCAAGCGTAGCTATTCCTGTAATCATAATGGGCTCATTTTTAGAGTTATCTAAAATAGCGATTACAACATATTTACATGATCAGTGGAAAAAAACATACACTATGTTAAAAGTGTATTTAACTACTGCTTTAGTAATTCTGTCATTTATAACTTCTCTAGGAATTTATGGACTATTAACTACTGGATTTCAAGAGAATATATCTAAACTTGAAATTGGCGGAAAAGAGGTTGCAAATGTCCAATTAAAAAGAGATCGATTTAATGAAATTAAAAAAGAATATACTTTAGAAAAAACAACTTTAGATAATGACATTTCACAACTTAGAAATGCACTCTCAACAAATACAACAACTCAAACAGTAGACAAAAAAACAGGTCAAGTTGTAAGCAAGGCAAATGCAGGAAATCGTAAAGCATTTGAATCACAATTAACATTAGCTTTAGAAAATAAAACTAAAATATCTACAAAAATAGAAGCTTTAAATGACAGTTTAACCAACCTAGATATTCAGGTGTTAAATATGGAATCTAAATCTCAATTAGGGAATGAACTAGGTGCTATTAAATATGTAAGTGAGCTTACGGGAATGCCTATTAAAAAAACAGCAAATATATTTATTTTGCTTATTATT